TTGAGTAACAGTTGCGCCTTCAGTAAATGTTGCTGGAATAGCAGGTGAGCCTGTTAATAAAACTCTTAATCCAATGTTAGGTACATGGAATCCGGTTTGGACAAGTGTCTGAGTTACAATAGAACTTGCTACTGTTGCTGTTACATATCCAACTTTATATGATTCAGATATTAACCTTACTAATTTAGCATGCGGTATAGTATCAGTCGAATATTTTAAATCCGCACTCGCGTTAAAAGTACCAGTGGTATTTTGTAGGCCGATTTTATTCTTATTAATATAAAGAATACTACCAATGAATGTTTCAGAACCGGTCGACCCTTGGAATACAGTAGTTCCTGTAACAAATGATGCTGGAATCGTTGGATTCGCAGTCATAATAATAGTTGCTATAGCATCTAGAGTTGCGTCAGGACTAATTTCAAATCTAAGGTTCTTACTACTATTATCTGAATCATATACATTATAATGGTGCGTACTATTATCGCCAGTGTAAGTATAGACTTTATCAGTTAGCCTAGCATCAAGTTCAGCGACATCGCCTAGGTGATGAGATACTTCATTAGTATCTTGTCTCCATTGTTCTAAGGTATTATTCTTATATGTTTTAGATTCGTTATTTGCCATTATTTACTTACCAACTTTTTAATTAATTTTTTAAGATCTGCAATCTCTTCTTTCATTTCTTCAATATCTTTTGATTGCTGCTCATCTAATTTTCTCTTTTCCATTTGAACTAAACGTGCTTCGTATGCACTGTTATTAGTATTTATAACGGCTCCAGTATCAAAATCCTTAATGAAGTCAGGATTTTCTTTTATTTTTACAGTTTTTTTAGTAGTCATCTTATGTTGCCGCTATAGCTCTAAAGTCTTTCAGTGTTGGCACATTAGAAGTATTTGAAGATCTAAATACAAGCTTAAATGCGAATGAACCAAACTTAGATGCAAATACTTTTTGATAATGAACTTCATTATATCCACCAGAATCATCTGTAATAATTATTTCATCTGGTGATAATAGAGTCCAAGTTAAGGATTCAAAATCTGCATCTGAACCAGCTTCTAATACTTTATAGTATAGATCTATGTTTGAGCCTGAAGGCTTATTAGCATTAATATATACATCCAATACTTCAGCTTCGTTGTTTAAATCAACTCTTTTAGTTATGTATCTATTTAGATTTGAAGTACCATTTGCGACAGTATCAGCTACATAGTTTTGGCCATAAGCTGTTGTATTATAAGCTGATGAGTTTGTAGTAGCATCATTTAATCTATTAGAAACAGTAATTACTGAAGCTCTATTCATGTCAATTACAGGAGATATAAATGAATTACCAGTTAGAGTCGCTGTAAGTACTAATGATTTATTACCAGCACTTGAATCACTAGTATATGTTGACTCATTAATTGGTGAAGCAATTGTAAATGGATTCGTAAATTCATTATTACCATTGGCTAATATTCCACCGATGGCAGTTTTAGTATATGCACTTTCAGCACCATCAATTGATTTACCAGTTTGAGCTTCTAATGTATAAGAAATAGCTGTGTTTGGAACTTCAAGTGTTTGAATTTGTGGAACCAAAGTATTATACTGATTATTCTCAGTAGCTGTAATTCCAACACCACCACCATCTATTCCAATTGCTGTAGCTGCAACGCTGGCAATGGTAATAGAATATGAGTCAGTTTCAATATTACTAATATCATGAGTAATATTCATTTGAGCTGCCGTGATGCCGTTAACTGTTCCAGTTTGATTGTCTATCTCAACTTTATTATTAGCACCATACATTCCATGATTAGGATGTGTTACTCTAATAATAGTATTAGTACTATTTGAAACATATCTAAACGGATTATTCTTTAGTGTCCTAGGTGGTATATCATCATTAGTTAATACAACCGTTGCACTATTAGATGTAAAGTTTGCTCTATATAAAGTAAACTTCAAATCTTTAGTTTGTTCTGGAGTCCATGTAGAAGCATTAGCCGAAGTAAAGAACACACCATTATATGGCTGCTTAGTAACTCTGTTTGCTGTATTGATTAAATCAAATCCACCAGTTTCTGCAATAAACACTTTATAATCGTCTGATTGAGATATTAATACAATCGCAAATTCTTGATCTTGCGGTAAGTATACTGGGTGATCGAAAGTAATTGTTGTAGCGGCCGACCCATTTGCTGATATATTAATCGCACTTGGATATGTATTAACATCAGAACCTGGAACAACCTGTTGTGTAGGTATACCATTTTCGACTGAACGTATTGAAACATTCAATGGAATATTAGCATCCTTGGCTTGTACAAATAAATCTAGTTTAGTTACAAATAATCCACCAGCTTGGTCGATAATAAATGTTTGTGCTACTGGATCGATCCATGTTACTGGTTCTGTAAATCGAGTAATAGATGTTTCTGAAACAACTCTAGCATCGTTTAATTCCGTAGTTACAAACCTAGGCACCTTTGTAGACATTATAACGTTTTCTTTGACTTCAAGTAAACCTTGAGCATGGTATAATGCTTCTGCAAATGTTGACTCGTCTGTCTTATCATTTGTAGTAGAATCAGTTAGTCTAAATTCTCTTGTACCAGTTTTAAATTTGAGAGTAGAATTTCTAGGAATAATAAATGACCCTTCAACCACACCAGCTGAGTTAGTAACTAAGTCAGAATTTGATGGGTGAACGGTTGCGCCAGCAAATCTTGCAACTGCTGTAGTATCAGACCATTCTTGATATGATTCTTCTGCACAAAAACTAGTAACATCAGCACCATTAAAGAACGCAAATACCTTGGTATTAGGTTTCATAAGTTCAGCTTTAAAGAATATCTTTCTTGAACGTATGAATGGAATAAAGTTTGTTTCGACAACTCTTGAACCTAACTCTTTTAATTGAGTATCAGGTACTACAGTTGTTCTTAATCCAGACCTAGCTTGATTACTAGTAGCAGTCGTTGCAGTAGTAGTGGTTTGTCCACCAGTACGGCCGCCTCTTCCGCCTTGCCACCAAAACTCACCTCGGTCCATTATTCCACCACTTGTAGTAGTAGTAATTTCAGTACCTGTCCAGTTAGTTTCCCATTCGTTCCAAACAGTTCCTAATATGCCTGATTCTTCAGCCATATTTACTAATTGGTCATACACACCTTCGTCATCTATGATAACGTCAGGTCTTACATCAGTATCTTTCCATTCATCTGATTCAGGAGATAGTTTACATTGACCACCCCAAGTAAAGACATTATATGGATTAACAAATTCTGAAGTAGTGGCATAAGGCTGTTTAGCGTATTCAGCGTGACCAAATGGTAATGTCACCAATGAACCATTTTTAACTGCTGTTCCAGGAGATGCAGCATGTCTAATTAGATTAACGTTATCTTCAAAGAACATAGGTCTTAATATGCCATTGTTTTTATCAATAGATACAGCGTAATCAGGATGAGATACGTTAGCTACGTTGTGTCCGTAGAAACCATCTACCATAAATCCATTTTTTAATCTTTCGTCTGAGCCAGAGAATATTTGAGTATCTGCTGCTTCTTTTTCTAATAGTGATAGTGAAGTATAGTACTCTAAGTTCTTAATTCTCTTATCGAGAGATCCGATATCTCTCATTGTATAACGTTTGTTATCTGTTTTTTCTGGTATAAGATCTGTTGGCCCAAAGGTATACGGCTTAAATTTAAGATTGTATATAACCATTGCATCATTCGGATCTTCTGGTGCTTTAGGATTTCTATCTGCAACACCTGATACAACTTTAAATTCACCTTCTCTTGTTAGATATAATTTATCAATCCTTGGAAGGTAATGAGATATATCAGCAAGTAGAATAGATCCAGGCTTAGGACAATCTGCATTTTGAGATCCAGTTCCTGTTGTAAATACTGTATCGGAATCAAACGAACCAGCCGATGCTTTAGTTGGTCTAAAGTCAATAGTATCTCTTAATTGTACAGTACCCTTAATACCATTAAATGATGGTATAGTATCATATTCACCTGAGTTATATGAGTTAACTGTGAAATAATCACCATTACCATGCTGATAATATTCGAATGAAACCGCAACCACTGTGCCATTTGCTACTGTGTCAATTGGGAATAACTTACCTTCATCATAGAAGTTATCTCTTTGGCCGTTATCTAATGTGAATGATGATAACTTATCAACGCCGCCAATCGTAATTGCTGTAACTCTCTTAATATCTGCTTTGTCTAATGGTATGTGACCAGTAGCAGAAGCGTATGTAAAGTTTGCAGTTAATGCTTGCTTTGTTTTTGTTTTTAATCCAGTAGTTTCTTTTTGTACTGAGAATATAACTTGCACATGTGGAGTTCCACTTGCCATTCCTGAAATTGCACTACCTGTATTAACAATTGTTAAGGTAGTATCGCCAACGTTAGTACTAATACAACTAATTGGAACCATAACTGGTGCAAGGCCAGCAACTGAAATCATAACGTCTGATTTAGATTGTAATTTTCCACCAAAGTTATTAAATGATACTGAAGCTGTAGCTCCACTACCAGAGACAGTACCCTGAGCTCTTTGTCTTGTAACAAACCTTGGAGGATCTTGAGGACTTGAATCTAATAAAGATTTTACAGCAGTGAATGGAAGTTTAAATACTAAACCATTATTACCTGCATCATATCTAACACCTGTTGTTGCTAGTGTAGCTGCAAAGTTTTGGCCACTTGGATTTGATTGAGCAATCGTAGTTATTGAACCAAAACTTCCTGTCGTCATGACAATATCGAATAAGAATAAATGCCAAACCGTAGAACTAAATTCTTCAAATCCTCTAATCCTTGCAGTACCAGCTGCGCCACCACCACTTAACGTAACAGTTTTATAAGCACCTGCACTACCACCAATATCTGGCATACCTCTTACAGTACTCTTAGTAACCTTTACATAGTTACCAATCTGCATTTGAATAGATTGTTGATTTTCGTTTACGAATTCTCTTGGCTTATCTACTGCAACATATTTAGTTGCTAGATTCTCTATTCTAAATCCTTGTACATATGATACTGAAGGTTCAACACCCACTGCTAATTTAGTAGCACTTCCGCCATTACCTGATGTTAAATAACCACCATTACCTGCGGTATCATCTAAGTGTTCTCTAATATCAAGTGTGTATGGTCTTACTGAATAGTTACCTGATTCTTCATGTGTTCTTCTTGCTAATCTTGCAGTAAGTTCTGTTCCACCAGTTTTATCTGTGGTTTCAGTTTGAATAACTCCAGCATTAATTTTCATTAATATAATATAACTGTCATATGTTGTATTAGGAGCAGTTAGTGATTCTTTAATTAATGTTGTAGAGATTTTATATCTATGAGCGCCTGGAGCTGCATAGTTAGGAGCTCCTTGAGCGTTATCTACTAATGATGCATCAGTAGCGTTATCTACATCGTATGCTTCTGCTACACTAAGACCAATAATATAACTTGGTGTATTAGTATATTTGTCTAAGATTAAAGTTGAGCCAGCAACATATACAAAAGTTCCCGCTATAAAATAAGCGCCTTCTTCTATGTTTACTACTGAACCTTTTCCGATTGGATTTGCTGAGGATGCACCAACTCTACCATAAAGAGGAGTACCTGCACTATTCGCAAACACTTCATCGGCTGAAAACTTTTCTACTGTTTTAGTAGAGCCACCAGAATTTTTATATTTAATATATAACGTTGCTGGATCAGATCCAACGGCTGGTAAAGCTTGTAATACAAAAGCACTTACTTGGTTACCCGATTGACCAGTACCAGTAATAGTTGTACCAACCAATGCACTTAAATTAGCTGATTGATATGTTGTATTATATGTAGTACTTGAATGTGTAAAAGATGCTTCTGTTAATTTTATAAAATCATATTGAGTATTAAGAGTGACCTTACCACCAACAACTCTAGATCCGTCTTTAAAATTATACTGGCCTAATTTATCTAATTGACTTTGAAATGCAGTTTGTAATTGAGTTAACTCTCTTGCTTGAACTGCATGACCTGGTCTAAATTGAATTCGATGATAATTTTTAGTCTCATCAAAGTCATCATAGTAAGGTGCAATGTTATAATTTCTAACTCTCGTAATTCCCATATTTTTCTCTCTTTAAATTCTGTTCTTAGAATTCAACAATTAATTTAATATCTTCAATCTGTGATGATGATCTGTTAATAGGGTCTCTATTCTCTAAGAATATCAATTGTCCACTATTGTTTTTCACTTCAGGGCCGTATCCATTTACTGATTGTCCATACCATGTTGTTCCACTGCCTTGGTGTAGTGTTGCACTACCTCCACTTGGTAATGTACCTGTTACAGCATCTCCTTGTACAAAGGGAATATATCCGGTTTTCGCATTTTGATAATAGTATAAAACTTTATTTGATGTATCTATTTGAACAAGATATGCCTTAGCTCCACTAGTACCACCAACAATTAGTTGGTCAACTGCAAACCCTGTTAAGGATTGATCAGCAGCAAGTACTAAAGATTTTCTAGCTCTTAACGTAGTGGCCGAAGCGATTGTATCACTTCCAAAATTTTGTGGATTTTTAAGTAATGAAATCTGTCTGAAGTCGTTACCTACTGTTAAGTCTCCACCTTCTGAACCAGATAGTTGAGTATTGATAGCTACAAAGAATGCGCCTAGTTCTGAAATAGGATCTGTTCCGTGTCCATTGGGTGGTGCAATAACAGCTCTTACCGTAGCACCAGTTCCACCACCGCCACTAATAACTACATCAGCAACCGAATAATCAGTTCCTTTATTAGTTACAGTGATTGCAGTAACTGCTCCACCAGAAACAGCAGCTGTTGCTGTTGCTGAAAGACCATCACCTGAAATTGTGACTGTTGGAGCTGAGGTATAACCTGTTCCACCACTAGTTATTTCAAGCCTTTCGATACCAGCTGCGTTAGCATGGTCTCTTGAATTAATTTGTGCTGTTTGGTTAGCGAAGTTAACATCAGTTGTAGCAAATCTACCAAAGGTTAAGGTTACTGCATCTGAAATTGTTTGAGTAGAAGATAATACCAATGCTGTGCCGGTAATACTTGCCACTGTAACTGAACCTGATATACCAGAACCTGTAACTAATTGTCCAGGTCTAATGCCGGCATTAGCGGCTGATAATGTAACACTAGCTGACCCTGAAACTGCTCCGTTAACTGCGGCAGTGGTTGGATAACCTAATGTGTCAACTGGCATATATGAAATTGTTAAGAATTTTTCAGCATCAACAACGGTAACTGTAAACATATACTTCCAAACATACGTATCAGATTCAGCAGTTGGTATAGTATTAATATGTACTGGTTCAACTAATGAAGCTGTAAGAGGTGAGCTTATACATTTATAAACTTTAAACTCTGACGTGATCACATAGAAATCTTTATCGTAAATAAGAGCATCATCTGAATCCCAAGCAACATATGTATTGCCTGATGTCCATTGATTTCTTGGAACAATATGAGATACTTCTGAAGCCGTTATCTTTTTCATACCAATCATATTTTGGTATGCTTCTGCGATATCGTCTATTCTGTCTTGTGGAGTAAAAGGCGTTGTATCGGTAGTATCACTAGTGGCGTTTGACCATGCGTCTGATTTACCAATTGCTACATACACACTAGAACTAGCCGAGCTGACATCGTCCTTAAAGTTTTGAGCATTTACTACTCTGAATGGGGTGGTTACTATTGCTGTCATTTTCTATTCCTGATGTATAATTGTTTTAGCATTATAGTTATTTATAGTGCTTGAATAAGAGTTTTGGATGATATTATCAGAAAAAAAGCTAATTGGATAATTATCTCTAAACTTTTTCTTCGTGTAATATGATTCCTTTTTAAGGTTGAAGTAATTATTATTTATTAGCGATCTAAAAGCTGGATCGTTTACTTCGGCTGCGACATGATTTAACGCTAGGATAACTATCTCTTTGACTTCCCTAGCCTTCCTTTCAGTTGATGATGCTGATGATATACTAACCTTAGGATCTCTAACATAGCCATTACCAACATTGGTAATATTAATACTTGTTATTTCTCCGTCTGCGTTTAATACTGCATTACCTGTAGCAGTTACATTACTTGTTAATAACACACCATCAGTATCTGTTGAAGTTGGAGCTGAAAAAACCAATGTCGGAGATATATCAGTTGTAGCTTCAATTATTTTTCCATCTGAACCTTTATTAATACCAAATGCTGTAGTGTTATACTTTTTAACTAAGTTACCATTAATCTTAACATCTTTTATTTTACCAGCATTAGTATTATTATCAGGTGATGCCGAAGCTGATCTATAGTTACTACCACCACTGACAATTGTTACTGTATCAATACGACCATCAACATCGACTTTACATGTTAGTTGACCTACACCTATTGATGTGCCGTCAATTGCATCACCTGTAATGGTAATATCTGGTCCGTCATACAGTTTTTGTCCATTTACAATTGTTTCACTTCCTAAATTTACTGAATAACCATACCCAGAGTGTACAATAGAAACATTACTAATAACGCCACTGGTTAAGTTTATAGATAATTGTCCAGACTCGTTAATCTTAGGAGTCAAATTTGGCAAGAAAGTTGATGCAAACATTTCTACTAGTAAAGCTACATCTTCTGCACCAATAACACCAGGTTGTAATCCAGGCATTGATGATAATGTTTTTCTATTTACTCTACCGTATAGATCTTTATATTTGTATACATATCCAGCTTGTCCAGGAACTGGAATAGATCCCACAGCTCCTTCGCTGTATCCTGTATCTAATTCAACTGCGCTTTGTCTTATATTATCACCTAATGCAGCACGAGTTAATTGTGTTAGAATTAAAATTTCACCAAAGAATATAAACCCGGCCGGATGAACTAGCTTTTCAAATGCTGGTCCCCAATCACTTAGATTTTTACCAGTTCGAATTACATATGCAAACTTCTGATAAAATAGAGAATCTTGTATTTTAATATTATCTGATAAGAACCCTTTGTGATCTAAATATTGATTCAGATCAGTGTCCCATTTACCAGATGATGGTATTAATGTTTTGTCATATGGAAAATCAGTTTCAACATTTTCATTAAATAATAATCTAAAGAATATTTCAATTGAATCTGAACTACCTTTTAACTTATAAAAGTCTACTATATTTTTATATAGAGATCTTTTATCTACTGTAAGATTTCTTGGAATCGCTTGTGCAATTTCTTTCTGCATTAACTCCAAATAGTCTTCTGTATTTGTATCAATGTTTAATGCTTCTTCGATAGCGTTTAAAATATATGAAGGACCTGGACCAACCCAATGCTTAATTGGAGTAGTTAATACACATGACTTTCCGTTGTGTGAGAATGTAAGCGTCGCTCCATCAGGAATAGTTTGTGCAGATGATAGAGTAAGAGATGCACCAGTGATGGCCGTGACTGTGCAGCTGCCTGAAATCGAAGTACTAGTTATCGCTTGACCTACAGTAATATTAACATTAGATGCTGCTAGTGTAACAGCAGTTGAATTAGATACAGCGCCACTTACTATTCCAGTGCTAAGTAATCCACTGACAGTAAATGTTTGACCAACTTCTGTGGTTAGATTTTTTAATGAACCTGGAAGTTCATTACCATTAGATATCTGAACATTAGTACCTAAAAGTGTAATCGCAGTAGTAGAATTATCATTGTTAGTTATAATAAGAGTTGAATTAGCACCATCATGATCAGCAAAGAATTCATTATTATCTTGTGTTGGATCTTTGATTCTAAATACTGCTCTACCTGAAGCAATAACATCTGTAAACGTTTCAGACTGATCATATATAAACTCATCCATGTTCATGAATTCATAATACTTTTCTAGTAAAGTTTTTATATTAGCTTTGCCGTCGCCTCTATCAGCATCGCTTAATATTTCACTAGGTATTAAATTATCAATACGTAATGTTTCTTTAGTCTTTCGTTTTAAAGAAGCTACTGATTCCACGTATGATGGATTGTTTGAGTCTGATCCGTAATTTGGCATTATGTGCTCGATCTAAATCTTGATGTTGTGCTATAATTAATACTACCGGCTGATCCGGATACGGCTATTGTATCTGATTCTGCAGTCATTGTTGTCCTTGCTGAATCGATTGAAATAAGCTCATCTCTCTTTGGAGCTATGTCTAATGAAAGTGGAATAACGGTAACTCTTATTGGTGTTACATCATCAGGTATAAATGAGTTAATAACTATATTACCATTCGATGGATTAACCGTTCCGCAATCATTAATAGTAGTTACTTTTTCGCCACTTACTAATTTGTATGCAAAGATTTTTCTATTTTGAGAACTAGCAATAGCAACATCAGCAAAATAGTTATCAACACCACCAACTTTAAACGCAGTAGATGATATACACGATTCACCTAATCCGCCTGGAACATAAAAAGCACCAGAGTATGTTAAGTTAAAATTATTAGATGCTGTTATGATAGGTGTAATATTTTTAAATAGGAATGGTCTTACAGTCGAGTTAAGAATAGAAGGATCTGATGAGTCAATAGCTTTTAATAAAGCTGAGTGTCTGAATACTCCATCAAACTTGTTTAAATCGTTTAATGAATAGTCATCTATCGTATCTGATACAACAGCTCTTAATTCAACTGATGTTCTATCTGTTAAGTTTGGATTAAATTTAAATGCCACATCTAATTCTAAAAACGTGTAGTTTGGATCTACAATGGTTGGAGTAATGGATACTACATTCTTACCTTTAAGAATAGTACCAATAATCCTAGCTTTCTCATCAGCTGATAAAATAGTAGATGTCTTAGGTTTAATTGCGATATAAATTTTACCATAATCAGGAGAAGCTTGATCTTCACCACCCCATGTAGAGATAGCATCGATGTTAGAGAATTCTCTTTGAATAATAGCTCTATAATCATCTGATGTAACTGCTCTATTCTGTGCTGTAAATGTTAGAGGAGCATTATACCTAATTGATTCTAATGTTTCTTGATCTGCACCACCTGCTGCAGCAGTTACTGTTGAGACTGTAATGTTTGAAAAGCCTCCAACACTATCTGTCATAGTAAATAAATTAGCTCCATTCGCGTCTAAACCATTGGAATAAATATAGTCTAAGGTTACAATATTATTGTTTGATGGTTTTGACCCTGTAACACCATCACCGAAATATATTTCATAGTATCCATTTGAGTTTTCTTGAAGGTGATAAATTTTACTAGATGAATCAACACTTAGTAAAGTAGTAAATAGTGTAAAGATATCGAATGAACTTGATTCTTCGTTTGCCTGTACTCTTGTTCTTAATGTAGATGTATCTATATTTACATGAGGCAGCTGATGTTTTTGATTTACGATATCGTTATCAACTCTATATTTAATAATATTATATGAACCTTCTGCAATATTAACATTATTAAAAGTATACTTATTGTCTTGCAAGTCTTCAGACTGAGTAGCAGTTGTTATAAACTGAAATGTTTCTCCATCTACAGTGCTATCTAATTTAGTACCTCGAGGCAAAGTTAATGCAGCTGGTTTCGCGCCAGTTATACTACTGACATCTACTACTAAATTAACTGTTGCCTGTGGCGCCAATTGTGACGTCGGTACATAGCCAAGCATACGAGCTCTTGAAACTGCATTACCTCTAATCTGAGCTGAGTCTAAGAATGCTTCGTTAAGCGCTAAGTGAGCGGCCATGGCATTATAATGGGTATTATAAGCAAGTACATCTAACAACGTACTTAGACCTGATCCGTCAAAATCATAGTCATTAAACACAGTTTGACTTTTAAGGAAGTTTTTAAGATTGTCTTTAATATCGACGAAATCTAATTCTGTTATTTTTAAGTTCGTTGCCATGTTCTTACCTTAATCTTTGTAATACTATCTCTACTTCAGACATAATATCAAGTTGTATGATTTCGAAATATATCGAAATTCTATATGAGTTGTTAACTTCTTCGTCTATTACTTGTATGTGTTGTACTTTAATTCTTGGCTCATAATCTTCTAATACTGATCTGATACCATCTGATAATTCGTATTTAGTAATACCATCAGCTGGTTCAAATAATAAGCCTCTTAAATTGGCTGCTTTTTCTGGTTGGAATGGCCTTTCGTAAAAGTTAGTTAATACTAGATTCTTAACTGCGTTCTTAATAGCAGCATCATCTCGTAATGGGACTATATCTTTTCTGATAGGATGCGGAACTAAGCTTAAGTTAAGATCAGCCCAACCTTTTTTACGCGATACAGTAGAAACTTTTCCTGTACCCGCCGTTTTATCTCCAGTATAATTTGCCATATATCTATTTATACCTCAGGAATAGCTGGAACTGGTACCAAATCAAACTTTGTTGGTATAACAATTTCTGTTGGCATGCCAATTAGCTTTAAGAAATCACAAAATGTAAATGTTATCCAGTCTAATAATGCAGATAATCCTATAGCTTCTAAGAATTCTGTAACTAGTTCCATCCACTTTTGGATTAAATATTTAGGCCATTCTTCACCAAAGTTTCTTAATCGTTTTTTAAACCTTTCCATTTTCCCTTCCATGCTCTCTACGAAATCGTTTGGTTCTCCACCTAATAAATCCATAAGTGAAAATCCAGCAATTGATATAGATTCTAGTGTCTTTATAGCTTCTTTGCGCAACGAATCTTTAAGATCATCTGGTGCGCTTTTAATTTGGTTTTCTATAGATTCTATTTTATCTTTTATTAATTGTTCTACATCTAAATCTGTTAATGTAGGAAGCGAAGGTAAAGATAATGCATCCCAAATTGTATCAAACTTATCAATTAAGCCTCCTAATGTATCATGTAATATACCTAATCCACCTTTTTGTAATTGACTCATTACATATTCCCATACAGCTTCAGCTTTCATATCAGCCGATTCGACACCGTATGTTCCATCAAAGGTTTTATACATATCAGGCAATAACGGATAAAATATTTCTACTTTATCTGTAAACTGTTTCTTTATCGTACCTTTATATTCTGGGTCTGAAAACAATTTAATTATGTCAATACTAATGCCGAATGGAGGTATTGGTATTTCAAATGATAGTGGTAATATTTTATTAATAATTTCTAGAAACTTAGCTAATGTGAATGTTTGGTATTCACTCATTATAGCATCTATTCTTTTTTCCCATTCAATTTCTGGAATAGTTAGACCAGGAAATACGGGATCGGATATACTTACTGGGAAATTTCCTAATCCGTCTTTTATAGATTCTAGTTTGTCTCTTATAGCTTGGGCTTCTTCTTTAAAACCTTGAAGCTCTAACTGAGCTGGCAAATTAGCAAGTTGTTTAAATATATTAGTAATATCGGCCGGTGTCGGTAACAAAGTATCAGGGCACGGTATTGTAATAGTTGTTTCAGCCATTATGCATTCAGTTTAATATTAGTTGCTACAATAGAAATACTACCATCATGATTCATTGTAATTTTTGAACCAGATGAATGTGTTACACGTATTTCTGGTTGGTATAATAACGGCGGTGTTCCACCATTATCGATCTCTATTAAATGACCACTCTTAGATTTATAAACTTTATTTGTCGTTGATGATTCAGTTGGAATATCTTGTTCACCATCTGTTTGTGTAGCGACTGAACCCAACACCATTGGATCTTGTGCAGAAGGACCATCTCTAAAGAAACCTACAACCCATGAACCAACTTCTAAGTGATGGTTACTACCGTTACCTTTTATTGATGCATTGGTAACTGGCATTACCACTGTTGCCCATGGCAAATCATTTGTAGATACTACTTTCGTATCTTGAGTATGGAATCCTATACACCGAACTTTTACTCTATTTAATTTCATAGGGTCAGTTATATTTTCTATCACCCCCGTAAACCAAGTAAATTGTTGTCCTATAAAATCATCTTCTCTCATTTTCCTTTTACCCTTGTAACTTTAATATCGTAATCTATGTTAGAAGAATCTTTTCTTAAATCTAATGTCGATTGCCATGAATCATTTGCATCTAAAATGTGGTGCATACCATATATCATATAAACACCTGATACGCTTTCGTCTATAGGTTTAGATCCTTTCAATTCTCTGGCGTCCATAGCTTTGCCAATTTTAACTTCTATTTTATCTCCAACTTTTAATCTTGGATCTCCGTTAATATCAATTTGCAATTTACTTGTTTCCATGCAATATTGTTTTTGTATACCCTTTCTTAAATTTTCAGGTATAGGAGAATGATAGTTACCATACGAAGTTCCAGCAAATGATAAACTGTTTTGTGAAGAATAAAATTTCCTTGCATACGGAAAATCAGCTAGCGTTTTACCTTTAAACTTTACATGATTTCCAATTGGCTTAAATTGCTTACTCTTATTTCCAGAAGACAAAACAAATTTACCATCGTATCGATACTCGTTATCGGACACAATAGTTTTAGTTGCTATATCAAAATGAGTCATAACAGAACCAAAGGCGCCGTCTGATATATGTTCTAACATGTTTTTAACTTCCGGAACTGCTACTTTTAATATTTGCCTCCTTCTTTGAATCTCGATTTCTTTCGGATTTGCACCTACGTTTGGACCTATGTTAAAAGGTTTTCTTTCGAATTCAGCTACTATATCTCTTTTAGACAAATCATCAAGTGAAGTAAAGTGCACTTGATTTCTAAATCCTGGGGATATACCTTCATAAAAGAAAAAGGGAGTACTATTTTCAAATGCGTTTCTCATTAACCATCGAATAGCATTAAGTGGTCTTAATTGTGGGTATACGCCTTTTATATTTTTAGATGTTTTTGTATTAATCTTACCGATATACAACGGGTTTATAGCTAAATCTTTTTTAAGGATGTTCTTTACTAATGTACCTATGTTACCTTCAAACTTACGATCGAGCATTGTTAGTTCATTAATGTATGCGTGTTCGCTTACACATAGTAACTGATAAGTTTGCACACCAGGTCCCGGCTTGTTTAAATTAATAATATCACTTATTAGACATTTAAGTTTGTATGCTCTTTTTCCTTCAGGAGTTTTCTTTTGAAATTCTAAAGTAATGTATTCATCACCTTCAATTTTTAAATCTTCTAATATATTATTACCGTCCATAACATCT